CGAGCTTCACGTGCAGCCCGACAGGCGAATGGTGGACAACCTCATCACGGGTATCGGCAGCCGGCGACAGCCCTTGGTCATCTACATCACCACCGCGGGGTTCGACAAGCTAAGCATCTGCTACGAAAAATACGATTATGCCTGCAAGGTGCGGGATGGCATGATCGACGACCCCGCCTTTCTGCCGGTCATATACGAGACCACGGCGGAAGAGGACTGGACCAACGAGGACGTATGGGCCAAAGCCAACCCGAACCTCGGGGTGAGCGTCACCATGCGGTACTTGCGGGACTCTTGCCGCAAGGCCAAAGAGATGCCCGTCTACGAAAACACGTTCCGGCGGCTGCACCTGAACCAATGGACCGAACAAGACGTCCGTTGGCTGCCGATGACCCGGTGGGCCGACTGCAACGAGATCGTCGAGGAAGAGGAGTTGGTGGGCCACTGGTGCTACGCCGGCCTGGACTTGTCGAGCAAGAAGGACATCACGGCCTTCGTCATGGTGTTTCCGTTGGACGGCAAGCTCGTCCTCGTGCCAAGGTTCTGGATGCCGGCAGAGATGGCCGACATCAAAGAGCGAGAGGACCGCGTGCCATACAGGCAGTGGGGCAAAGAGGGGTGGATTACCCTGACGCCTGGCAACACCATAGATTACAACATCGTAATGTCCACAATCATGGCCGACGCATCCAAGTATGAGGTCAAGGGCGTTGGCTTTGACCGATGGGCTTTCGAGCCTATGCGGCAGGCCATGATAGGATTTGGCTTTCCGAGCCAGCTTCTCATTGAGTACGGGCAGGGCTATCAGTCCATGTCCTCGCCTTCCAAGGAGTTTGAGGCCGCCATACTGCGAAGGCAGATTGTTCACAACAACAACCCAGTTCTCAAGTGGATGGTTGGAAACGTCGTTATCGACCAAGACCCCGCCGGCAACATCAAACCGACCAAGGCCAAGAGTCCGCAGCGAATAGATGGGGTGGTCGCTGCGGTCATGGCCCTGGGGCTCCTCAATACCAGCCCTGGAAGGTCTGTCTACGAAGAGAGGGGTATCGAAGCGATATGAACATCATCCAGCGAATCTTTGGCCGCAAGCGAAAGATGGCCGACACAGGCGGGCTGTCCCCTGTCCAGACATGGCTTGCAGGCGACTACCCGGACGACTTCGTCATCGAGGGCGGTTCTGAGTCAGCACTGAGGATAGCCACGGTCATGGCGTGTGTGAAGGTGCTCACCGAGACCATTGCGAGTCTGCCGGCCAAGCTGTACGACATCGGCGAAGATGGCACGGGCGACGAGGTCCCCACTGACCCGTTGCTTGATCTGCTGAGCTACACGCCGAACCGATACCAGACGGCTTACGAGTTCTGGGAGATGCTGGTGGCCCACCTGGCTCTCAGGGGCAACGCTGTCTGCAAGATCGTGCGGACGGGCGGGGTGGCGACTGAGTTGGTCCCCGTCAACCCGTCTCGGGTGCGGCTGGAGGACTTTGGTGGCACCCTGGTCTACCGGATTGGCGAGCCGGACGGCAGCACCACCTCTTTGCTGCAAGACGACGTGTTCCACATCAAGGGCCTGTCCCCGGACGGGTACTGGGGGCTGAGCCCCATCTCCTACGCCAACACCACGATGAAGATGGCCAGCATCGTGGAGAAGTACAGTTTGAGCGTTTTCACGATGGGCGGGGCCAAGAGGGTGGTGCTCAAGCACCCGGCGACGCTTTCCCCGAAGCTGCGGGAGAACTTGCGGACCTCGTGGGAACAGATCACCAAGAACTCGGCGAAGACGGCCATTCTCGAAGAGGGCATGGATGCGACCATCCTGGGCATGACTGCACAGGACGCTCAGCACATCGACACCCGAAAGTACAACCGCACCGAGATTTGTGCCATCTTCAGGATTCCGCCCCACATGGTGGCGGACCTCGAACGTTCCACTTTTTCCAATATAGATTCTCAGGACCTATTTTTTGCCAAACACACCATTCGTCCGTGGCTCAAGCGGATCGAGGGGGCCATCTGGAGGAGCTTCTTGGCTCCCGACCAAGCCCGGCAGGTGAAATTCAATCTGGATGCCATTCTCAGGGGCGACATCAAGGCCAGGACCGAAGCATGTCAGATTCAGTTCATGCACGGAGCACTGACCATGAACGAGTGGCGGCGATTCGAGGACCGCAGCCCGACAACAGAGAAACAGGGCGACTGGCACTATGTGCCGGCGAACCTGTCGGCCATCGAGGACCCGACACCCAAGCCGGCCCCTGCCGTACCGGGAGCCCCGCCTGTGGGTACGCCGCAGAAGCCGACCGCCAACGACGACCCGCGGCCGAAAGACATGGCCCCGCTCATCGAGGATGCCGCTCGACGAGCCGGAAATTACCTGTGCCGTGAAGGCTCTCGAAGGGCGGGGCCTGAGTTCCGCCAGGATGCGATTCTCTACATCGAGAGCGTGCTACAACCGTTGTTCAAGTCGGCGGGACAGCCGTATTACGACCTGTCCAGCCGGTTATTCGATGCCTTCAAGAGCGAGCGGGACGCCGGCGAGTGCAGGCAGGCGATGGTCCTATGGCTCCGGGGCGAGTTGTGCAGTGACCCAATGGAACAGGTGCAGCTACGGCTTGAGGCGGCAGCCAAGGTCGTGGCGGCTCAAACGAGGGCGGCAGCCCTTACATCGTGAGGTGACACATGCTCAAGTGCTTCAACGACTACATGGCAGTCAAGGGCTCGAACGAAGGTGTGTTGTCCGCTCTGGCGTCAACAGCAACACAAGACCGGGACGGCGAGGTCATTCTGCCGACCGCGTTTATGCTCGACGCCTACAGACGGAACCCGGTGATTCTGGCGAACCATACGCACCGAACGCACGATGGCTCACCATCCATCATCGGTTCTGCCCATCGCATCGAGGTCAAAGACGGTGCCCTTGAGTTTGACATGAAGTTCGCCTCTACCCCTCTCGGGCAGCAATGGAAGACGCTGTTTGACGAGGGGCACGCCAGGGCCTTCTCTGTTGGGTTCATCCCCAAGAAGGGCGACTGGCAGGAACGGGGCGGCAAGGCGGTGTATGTTCATACGGAAGTTGACTTACTGGAAATCTCGGCCGTTGGGGTCCCATCAAACCCCGACGCACTGAGACGGACGCCCGGCGAATTGACAGTGCAAGAGTTCATCACCCTGAAAGAAGCAATCAGCAATGTAGGCAAGAAGTAGGAGTTCAACATGGAAATCGAACTGTTGCTCAAAAACATCAAGGACATCGACGCCAACTTCGCCAAGAGGATGGAGCCGATTGAGGCAGCCATCGGCCAAGTGGCCGTCCACACAGAAGGTCTTGCCGAAGCCAAGAAAGGCTACGCCGACCTCAAGGCCATGCTGGAGAAGCGTGAGACGTCCTTCGAGGACCTTCGCAAGCTCGTCATGGCCACCCAGAAGAGCATCTATGAGCCGGACAAGTACAACGGCTCATGGCCCACCCGTGAGGCAGCCAAGCGATTCGGGCTGTGGATCATGGCCACGATGGGGTCCGACCAGGCCACCAGGCAGCGTTGTGCTACGTACCTGGAGAACGTGGGCATCAAGGCCCTGGCCGAAGGTGTGAACGCCACCGGCGGCGCTCTGGTCCCCGAGGTGTTCATCCCGAACCTGATCGTTCTCATGGAGACCTACGGCAAGTTCAGAGCGAACGCACAGGTGGTCCCGATGTCGAGCGATTCGGCGACGTGGCCGAAGCTGGACAGCGACGTGACCGGGTACGTGCCCGGCGAGGCAACAGCCATCACCGCCAGCAACCCGACCTTCAGCAACGTCCAACTGCTGGCCAAGAAGTTCGCAGCGTTGACGGCCATCTCAAGTGAGTTGCTTGAGGACTCGGCCGTGGCGGTTGGCGAGATCGTCGGCAACAGCATGGCCAGGACGTTCGCCAAGATGGAAGACCAGGCTGGTTTCCTGGGCGACGGCACCTCGACGTATTGGGGCATGACCGGAGTGGTTGGTGCCCTGCGGGCCGTGAGCAGCACCATCGCCAACATCAAGAGCCTTATCGTGGGCTCTGGCAACGCCTACAGCGAGTTGGTCCTGCCGGACTTTGACAAGGTCTGCGGCATCCTGCCCGACTACGCCGAAGCGGGGGCCAAGTGGTACATGCACAAGTACTTCTGGTACACCGTGGTCCTGCCCAAGATCCAGGCGTACAGTTCGAGCATCCCGACCATCGGGGCACCTGTGGACACGACCACCGGCCTGCCGCGGGCGTTGCGTGGCTATCCCATCGAGTGGGTCAACATCATGCCGAAAGCAGAGGCCAACAGCCAGATCTGCGCCACGCTGATGAACCTCAAGATGGGTGCCTACCTGGGCAACCGGGCGCAACTCCGCATCGAGCAGAGCCGTGAGGTCTACTTCACGACCGACCAGATCGGTCTTCGTGGGCTCGAGCGCGTGGCCATCAACGTCTTCGGCGCTGGCGATACGACCGATGCCGGCCCCTGTTGCGGGCTCATCACAGCGGCTTCGTAGTCACGAGGTCATCGTTGGTGAGTGTGTGATTGAAGAACATGAAAACTCAAGTATGAGGTGAAACATGCAACCTATCGAAACCATGAAGTTCGTAAACATGGTGAGCCCGACATCGGCCACCCTTGCGGCCAGCGCGGCGCTGACCGTTGCCAATTTGGTGGACACGAAAGGATGGGGTCATCTGCGGGTGCTGTTCGTCTGCGGAGATATTGCCGTAGCGTCCTCGGCGGCACCAAAGCTTCAGATGTGCGATACGACCGATGGGTCGTTCGCCGACATCACCAGCGCGGCGTTGGCAGCCGCCATACTCACCACATCCGATGGCTATATGTACGCCATCGACGTGGACCTGACCAAGGGGACCATCAAGCGGTACGTTCAGCCCCTTGCCACCAAACAGACTGACTCAACGACCGGGTCCGGGTTGGCCGTACTCGGCATCTTGAGCAGGCCGTGCTCGGGCAGCATGGGTGGCGGGTATTCCGCTGCCGGATTGACCGCAGCCGTCGTCAGCGTTTAGGGAAGTTCGCCTATGGTTCTTCTACCCGACTTCAGACTACCGGACCAAGTGATGTGGGGCCAGCACTGCCAGCACGCGCCAGCGAGCACAGCCACGCTCGAGCGCGTGCTGAATGCATACAGGCCAAGCGTCATCGTGGAGATCGGCAGTCTGTTCGGGGGGATCACGGCGTATATCGGGACGTGGGCCTTTCTCAACGGGAGGGCTCACGTCCTGTCTTTGGACATGGTCCCATGCATGACTGTCGATGTGCGGGACTTCCTTGGCCGCATAGGGGTGGTGTATTGGTACGAGGACGCCTGGAAACCGGATACTGTTGCCAAGGTGTTTGAGTACATCATGGGCAGACGGATGGACGGACGGGCGTTGATTTATTGTGACGGAGGGGACAAGACAAGAGAGCTTGCTCTCTACTCAAAGACGCTTGATGCCGGCGACGTCATCGGCTGTCACGACTACACGACAGAGGTGGCCATTGGCGGTGCCGCAGAAGCCTTGGGGGATGGATGGCAGCCGATACTCGACATCGAGCAGGTGCGGGCGCAACGGCTGCTTCAGATGTTCTGGGAGAAAAAGGGATGACCGATAGACACATACTTTTTGCAATGCCCATTTATGACATGGTC